CGTGCTGTTGTGCAATTTCCAGATGATATGGAGATGTGGGATCAATTCGAAGAGGTCTACCATAATGATGGCGAGGACGCGGCGCGTGCGTTTTATGAGGATCACTCCGCCGCCATGGATGCGGGGGCCGTGGTCAACTGGCCGGATGTGCAGCCGTTGATATTCCTGATGCTGGAAAGGGCGGCTGATCTTGCCGCTTTCATGACGGAATATCAAAACAAGCCAATCAGCGAAGGCAACCCCTTTGGGGATCTTAAATACTGGGTGCAGCGCCAAACCGACTGGATATTCTTCGGGGCGATTGACCCCAGCTTGGGCAAAAAGGGCAAGGGGCGCGACCCTTCGGCCATTCTGATCGGTGGGTATGACCGGCTCAATGCCCGGATGGATGTGGTCGAAGCGTCTATACGCAAACGCCTGCCGGACATTATCATTTCTGACACCATCGCTTTGCAGCGCGACTATCGTGCTTTGCTGTGGTTCGTCGAGGCTGTGCAGTTCCAAGAGTTCCTGCGCACGTCTCTCATGACCGAGGCAGCCAAGGCGGGCATTGGGATCTCAGCCATTCCTGTCACACCGACTGCGGATAAAGATTTACGCATTGAACGCCTTCAGCCGCCGGTGGCTGCAGGGCTGATCCGGTTCAATGCAACCCACACCACTCTGATAGAGCAGCTTCAGCAATGGCCGAATGCCGATCATGATGACGGCCCAGATTGTCTGGATATGCTGTGGCAACACACATTGATGTATGCAGGCGGTGGTGCTGCCGGACAGATGCAAACCGCCTCGGCCAGCGCGGATGATACCCGGCTGGCGGGCTATCGCCTTAGAGGACACCCATGAGCAAAAGACGCCGTAAAACCCGATCCGGCCAGCCTGCCAGCTTTGCGCAGAAAACGCGCCAGAACCTGCCCACAGAAGCTCGCACGCTGATTGCCAGTGTCGACAATGATATTACAATCCCGTTCTTTAGCGGGGTGCTGCAACATGCCGACGACACGCTGATCCAGCAAGGAGGCGGTAAAGGGCTCAAGATCTATGATGAAATAGAACGCGATCCCCACGCCTCGGCCATGCTGCAAAAGCGCAAGAAAACCTTAGTCGCACGTGTTTGGGAGGTCCAACCAGGCGGGGACCGCCCGATCGACAAAGAAGCCGCCGATCTGGTTGAAGAATTCCTAAAGGGGATTTCTTTTGATCAGATCTGCGAGGATCTACTGGATGCGACGCTCAAAGGCTTTGCCGTGTCAGAAATCGTGGGGGCCAGAGACGGTAGCCGGATCAAGCCTGAACGCCTGGCATCGGACGATCAGCGCCGCTTCGTTTTTGACCGAGACTGGAAACCGCGCTTGCTGACCTGGTCTGAGATGTTTGAAGGCATGGTGCTGCCTGATCGCAAATTCATCGTGCATCGGTTTGGCGTGAAGGGGAACAATCCTTATGGGCTAGGCCTCGGGTCGCGCCTGTTTTGGCCGGTCCTGTTCAAGCGTGAAGGTGTCAGTTTCTGGCTGCACTTTCTTGAAAAGTTTGCCGGTCCGACCGTCGTGGGTAAAACGCCTTATGGCACCATGAGCGACGAGCAAAACAAGCTGCTGCATACGTTGGTGAGCGCGCGCACGGCATCCGCCATCACAGTGCCCATCGGGACCGATATCGAATTTCTTGAGGCATCCCGCTCCGGTAGCGTCAGCTATGAACAATTTCTGGCCTACTGGGACCGTCAAATTTCGATTGGCACCACGGGGGAAACCCTGACTACCCAAGTGGGCGAGAGCGGCGGCAACCGTGCTCTGGGTGAGGTCCACCAGGAGATGCTTGATCTGCTGGTGGACAGTGATGGTGATCTCCTGTCAGAGACGCTGCGCGATCAACTGATCCGGTGGATCGTCGAGTACAATATGCCCGGCGCGGCACTGCCCTATGTTTGGCGTGTTCGGCCCAAAAACGAAAAAGCAGAGGCCGAAAGCCGAAAGACCAAGGCGGGAGCGGCTGAGGCTACCGACAAGGCGATCCGCGCGATTGTATCTGCATCAGCAAAGTTCGAGGATAACGATGTCGCGCGGGACTATATTGTCAGCTTTGATATTACCGACCGGCTTTCGGACAAGACGATTGACGCTCTGGTGATGGCCCGTCATTCCTTTGCCGGGACCAGAGGTACAGATCCGTTTGCTGCCGAGCATCCTGCCGATCCAGCCTTTTCCGCCAATCGGCTCAAAAAAAAACTGTAGCACATAGGCATGTCTGCTTTGCAGAACCCGGCGGTGCAATCGAGCGGATTACCGATCAGGCCGTCGCCGAGGCCGAGCGCCACTTCAAGAAGCGTATCTCTGCGCTGCGCAAAGTTGTCACCACAGCCAAAGATTTTGATGAGGCGGCGCACGGGATATTGAATCTGGCCGCAAAATGGAGCCCCACAGTTCTAGCAACGCAGATCGGCGAGGCGCTGGAACTGGCCGCTCTGGAAGGGCGGGAGGCTGTGTTCCTGGATGGTACTCTCGCGCCCAACTTTGCGAATGCCAGCTTTGAGCGTCAGGAATTTCGTGAACAGATCGACTTCCTGACACAAAAGCGGGGAAAACCCACAAAGGCCTGGACCGATGCCATGCACGGCGTTCATGATCGCGCCTTCGTGGTGGCCGGTGTGACCGACATGGCGATGTTGGACGAGTTTCAGGCGGGGATGATTGATGGCGCGCGCACCTACGACATCAAAACCTTCGCGGCTGAGTTCGACCGTCTGGTCGAGAAATACGGCTGGTCCTATAATGGCGGGCGCGAATGGCGCATCCGTACAATCTTCGAGACCAACATTCGCACAAGCTATATGGCGGGCCGCCTACGTCAAATGCGCGACCCGGAAATGGTAAAGCGTCGGCCATATTGGCAGTACCTCCACGCCGACACCCGCGTGCCGCTGGAGCCACGTCCCGAGCATCTGGGGTGGGATACACTCATTTTGATGTGGAACGACCCGTGGTGGGACAAGCATTCCCCCCCGAATGATTGGCTATGCAGTTGCGGTATGCGCACACTGACAGAGGGTGATTTGCGCCGAATGGGCAAGGTCGGGCCGGACAAGGCCCCTGAAGTCAAAGAGCGGCCTTTCACCCACAAGGCCAGCGGTGAAACCGTTAGCCTGCCAGAGGGTGTGGGGTTCGGTTGGGACTATATGCCGGGTGATCTATGGGAGCGTGGCCTTGTGCCATCCGCATTAATCGACGAGGCGGGCGGCTTGGAATCACAGGGGCGTCACCGGGTCGAGATCGACACCCCCGAGCCGCTGGAGGATTTGATTGCCGCAGCGCGACCGTTTAAGGCACAGCCGATGCCGGATGGCCTGCCGGTTGAAGACTATGTTCAGGCCTTTCTGGAGCCCTTCGGAGCTGATCTGGACAAGGCCGTGCTTTGGGAGGATGCCACGGGCACGGTGCTCCCCATATCGGACGCCTTTTTTAAATCCAGGTCCGGTGCGTGGAAAATCGGCAAGCGGGACCGTGCTATACTGACGCCGTTGATGGCTGAAGCCTTGCAAGATCCCGACGAAATTTGGATTGGCGTCGCCGCCAAACGAGATCCGATCACCCCCGACATCGAGGAGCTGGTGATTGATCGGCGCTATATTCGCACCGATGCTGAAACCGGCTTGCTGGTCATTGTTGAAATCGGTCGCAAATGGTGGGAAGCTATTACAGCCTATCCGACAACGAATAAGAAAGGCGGACCTGACCTTCGGGGGCTTCATGCCCGACGGGGCGGGAAACTGGTCTGGAAGAGAAAATGACGGCTGGGCGATCAGCCGCCGTTGCGAGGAGCTACCTGGACCATCGCCGGTCTCGCGTGCTCGCCTCAACAATCTAGGCGCTTTTGGAGGGAATTTCAATGAGTGGCATCAGTATCGAGATCGGATTGCGCGACCGTGACGCGGAAAGCCAGCTCCAAACACTATTGGACCGGATGGAGAACCGGCGCGGCTTTTATGCGTCGGTTGGCGAACGCCTGCTGTCATCCTCCAAAGATCGGTTTCGCGAGGAAAACGCCCCAGATGGTACGCCCTGGACGCCTCTGCGGCCTCGAAC